AGCCTGGAATGAAGCCGAGCTAATCGGGCCAATGCTGCACAGCGTGTGCAGGTTGGCTGACGAGATCGTTATCGGGATCGACACGCGCACCACGGACAGGACGCGCGAGCTAGCGGCCGACTACTGGTCAAAGGTTGTCGACGTGGACTGGCGCGATGATTTCAGCTACGCGCGCAACCTCACGCTCGACGCGGCTACCAGTGATTGGATTCTGGTGATCGACTGTGACGAGCGGTTGACGCGTGAAGGTGCTGACGTGATCCGCCGGGTGATTGGCATGGCGAGCGTCGCACCGGGGCCTGACAGCGTCACCGGGCTGTCGTTCCTGATGGGCCAGTACAACCGGGATCAATCGGTGCTGTACGGGCTGACATGGGCCTCTATGAGGCTCTTCCGGCGCACGCCAGACATACGCTACCGTGGCAATGTCCACGAAGAGCCTGTATGGCTTCCCGACCCGCCTAGCACGCGCGTAGGCGTTGTAGAGGGCACTGTGGCGATAGCCCACGTCGGGTATGACCCGCAGATATGGCGGGACAGGGGGAAGCGGGCTAGGAACGTAGCCCTGCTCAAAGAACGTCTCGCCGCGTACCCGGATGATGAGTACGCGGCGAGAAAGCTGCTGGCGAGTCTTGCGAACGACGGGCCGTTTACCGAAAGAGCTTGTTGAGACGCTGTCTCGGTATCCCGACGATGTTCCCGCAGCCAAGGCACACGTAGTCGGGCGCGAGTGCGGCTAGCTCGGCCTGCGTAATCTGCATAGACCCGTCAGGCGTGCCCTGGAAGCCCTCACCGCACTCGGGGCAATCCACGTACACGCTGACAACCTTGACCAGACCGACGACATAGCGTTTCGGCATCATTCCTCCGGGAAGTCCACGCTAGACGAGAAAAAGATCGGTGCGTTGGGGCGAGCGACCTCAAAGGCACTGGCGACGCGACCAACGGTCCAAAGCACGTTGCCCTCAATAGCTGCGTGCGTCCACTCAAGGCGAGCGCGCGAGCCATCAGCCGCGTCCACGTAGGCGTAGACGGTGCGGGGGTCAGTGTCGGTCCAACCAACGGGCTTGCCAAGGATGCCGATAACGACGGTGCCGTGCGTTGCTGCGAGTGCAGCCTGATCGATTGCCTGGGCCATTACAGCCCCCTTTCTTTGCGGGCCTTGTCGCGGAGCGGGATGAGAAGCGCGATGGCCTCATTGATCCGGGAGATTTCCTCTTCGCGCATCTCGCGGCTGATGCGGTCAGGCGTGATCTTGTTGCTGGCCGCTGTCTGGCGTGCGAGCAATTCGCGGATCGCCATGTTGAGGGCTGCCGTGGTGTCCAGTGGTTCCATAAGCAATACGATATACCCCACCCTATGAGGCTGTCAATACACAATGCCGGGGATGCCGGCACAGGAGCGAAACGTGAGCGATGAGAAGCCGGCCGAGATGGCCGCATCAGCCGAGACGGTTGACGATAACGACGACGAGCAGGAAGAGACGGCGCAGGAATTGCCTGCGGCGGTAAAGCTCACACTCAAGAAATTGCGCGATGAGCTAAAAGCGACTAAGCTTGCTGCTAAGCAAGCTTCTGAGCGCGAGGCTCAAGCGGCACGCAAGCTACAAGAGAAAGCCGACGCGGAGCTTTCCGAGACGGAAAGACTACGCAAGCAAGTCGACGATCTCAAGGCGGCGAGCGTCAAAGCCGCACAGGAAGCACAGCGGGTACGCGACGAGCAGGCGATAGAACGCGCGGCAGTCGAGCAGCATGCTCACAAACCGAGCGTCATTGTCAGGCTCATTGACCACGATGCTATCGAGCGGGATGCCGATGGCAAACCGAGCAATGTCGGCCAGCTTGTCAAAGAGCTACTCAAGGAAAACCCGTACCTGAAAGGTGACGCGACAACCGGGCCTCCCGGTACGCCGCGCCCCAACACTTCCGAGCCAAACTACGCCGATAAGGTGAGAGAGGCTCAAGAAAAACTGGCACAGACGGGGCTTTATCCGCGCTTCTAAACGCGTGTAATCCCGCGAAACAACACTGGAGATAACACTATGGCTGCTGTAGCCGCATCGGGAACGCCGAGCCTTAGCTCGGTTCTGCCCCCACAATCGCAGCAAATCGCGGGACTGCTTGCGGGAGAGGCGCTTACTGCGGGCGCGCCCTGCTATATCAAGGCGTCTGACGGAAAGGTGTATCTGTCGGTCGGGACGGCTGCTAACGCGGCTGCGAAGGTTGACGGATGGGCCGCTGAGGCGTGCGCTATCGGTGAGGCTGTCACCCTGTTCTTTGACGTGAACTTTCGCTATGGCGCAGCAATGACGCCGGGCGCACGTCTTTTCGTTGGCGCTACCGCCGGCGTTCTGGACAGCGTTGCGACCACTGGCGGCACGGCCCCGGTGGCTTTCGTGGTGGATGCCACGCGCATCCACGCGATGCTGTCGCGGTACTAGGGGGAGATTGAATCATGGCTTACGGAACCCTCAGTACCCTTGACACCCTGTCTTCTGTTCGGCAAACCGTTGTCGAGTTTGGCGAAGACCGGGCCTGGGACAGCATTGCGGCCGCCCTGGCTGCACACAACGCACAGAAAGCCGAGATGCGCGGCGACCTTGTCGAGCGAACGACCGACGTTCGCCGTGCCTATGGCGCAACCGACGCGAAGCGTATGGACGAAATGGACCAGTGGGGCCTGCCCGACGCGCAGAAAGTGACCGCTGGTATCACGGTCGATTTTCCCCTGCGGCGGTACGGCAACAGCCTCCAGTGGACCTATCAGGTCTTCCGGCAGTGGCCTGTGTCGCAGCTTGCGGCTGAGGTTGCGGCCATCATGGACGCTGACCGGCTCAACTGGATAAAGCAGGTCAAGCGCGCCATCTTCACGCCGACCAACACCACGTTTATCGACAAGCTCGGGCAGCCGGCGAACGTGTCGCTCGCGGTCAAAGCGTTGGTGAACGCTGACTCGGCGGGCATCCCTGTCGGGCCAAACGGCGAGACGTTTGATGGGGCAACGCACACGCACTACCTGGCAAACGCAACCCTCACGGCGGCCTTTGCAACCTCCCTGGTCACAGCCGTTCAAGAGCACTACAACAGCGGCATCCCGCGTATCTACATCGCGGCTGCCAACGAAGCCGCGTGGCGTGCGCTCACTGGCTTTGTGGCCTACATCGATCCACGGTTGACGCTCAACACGGCCGCCAACCAGCCTTTCACGCGGTCCAACATCAGCAACATTTACGACCGGGCCATTGGCCTGTACGGGAACGCTGAGGTTGTCATCAAGCCGTGGATGATTGCTGGCTACGCGTTCGCGTACGTCAGCGGCGCGCCGGTTCCCCTGGTGGAGCGCGTCCCGACCTTTGACGGCCTGGGCGATCTTCAACTGATGTACGAGGACGAGAGGCACCCGCTTCGCGCACGCTCGTACGAGAACCAGTTTGGTGTCGGTGTCTGGAATCGCACCAACGGTGCGGTGCTCGACTTCGGCAACGCGAGCTACACAGTCCCGACGATCACGTAACCCGCGAGATACCGGATCACCCTGCGGTCCCCGGATGGGTATAGGTGCCCTCCGATCCCGTCCGGTTGGGTGGTCCGGTTTCGCGCGAGACTGGAGAAAGACATGGCAGAGCAACGAGCAGCGGCCGACAAGGCAACAGAAGACGCGTCCCTGGCGATTGCGAAAGCACAGGCAGAGGCGGCTGAACTCAAGGCTACCGAGACGGTCCCCGGCGGCAGCTATGTGCTGGAGGACGGGCGTACGGTCGACTCCAGCGGTAAAGAGATCAAAAGCAAGTAGTCATGCCTGTACCGACTGCGTATACCGAGCCGGCCCTCGGCCGCTACATGCTGTCGGTGATCGATCAGGTAGGCGTTACGCTCGGTTGGGACGTTACCGACCTTGTCGTGCAAGAGGCTGTAACCGATGCTCTTCTCGACTACGGTGACGTTCCAATCGCGTCTATTGCCGGCTCTACCGAAATACGCAAACTACGTGCGCTCGGGCAACGTGCTATCTGGCGCGCAGTGGTCAACACAACAAGCGACTACTACAGCATTCTCGACAACGGGCAGAAGCTGGAGCGCCAACAGGTCAACGCACAGGCGCGCCAATCCCTGGTGCTAGCCGAGTCTCTTTGCGATCAGGTAGGCGCAACCAATACGTGGGCGATGAGCATTCACGCCATCAGCCGCCCGCATGATCCCTACTCGGTTGTTGAGGACGATACGCGGGTGACACCGTAATGGTGCTTCGTCCTGGCGAGCTAGATTCGATACGGCGGCCGTTTGAGCAGCGTATGACAGCTACGGCTGTTATCTGGCGCAAGACGCAAACCAGCGACGATGCAGGCGGCTTTATCGACGTGTATGCACCGGCGCATACGGCACCGTGTAACTACACGCCGTATCCCATCACGCCGTTAGAACGCGAGACTGCCGCGCGGGTACAGGTAAGCAGCTACTGGCGCTTTGTCTTCCCGGCGGGCACCGATGTTCTGTCAACTGACCGCATCGTGGTGGGTGAGCGGCGGTTTGAAGTGGTGCAGGCCGGGGCTGGCCTGCTGGAGATTCAACTACAAGCTATCTGCCTGGAGATCGCCTAAATGGAAACAGAGAACACTGCTCCCGATCCTGTCGCCCCAAATCTGCCCACGGTGATCATGGGCGCGCCAACGTCAACGGCCCCCACGGCTGCACCGGAGGCTGCTGAGGCGGCCCCGGCTGATGCCGAGCCACTCCACTGCTACCACTGCGGGGAAGAGGCACCGGCGGGCACGGAGGACGGCTCTAACTGGCTGTGCGCCAAGTGCAGCCGCTATCAGGACTCGCAGGTTTGCCCAACATGCCACTCGGTTGTCTCGGCTTCGGCCCTGCCAGCCGAGATGGTGCCCGAGGCGCACGCACCAAAGAAAGCGAAGAAAGGCAAGTAAACCGTGGCACTGCTGACACCAACAACGTCGACCGCGCACGGGACTGTGTTGCCGGCAGCTACGGCTGTATCTGCTAGCGACACGTTCGCCAACCCCAATGGACGCACCATCATCATTGTCGACAACGGCGGCGGTTCGCCAACAACCGCGACTATCGTGACCGCTGGCGTGCATCTCGTATCAAGCAGCGTGTCTTACCCCATCGCTGACGATCCGATCACGGTGACCAACGGCACGCGCAAAGTGATCGGGCCATTCGACATGACAGCGGTGAACGGGGCGAGCAACCTGATCACGATAACGTTCTCGCCAACAACGTCGGTTACCGCAACGGTCATTGAACTCGGCCAAGCGTAAATGCCTTTCGCCATCATTACGCGGTTCAACCTGATACCGCAAGTGCAGGCGAATATCGTTGGCAAGACTATTGATGCCATCCGCGACAGCGCGACCTACGCGCGCGACTATGCCAAGACGATTGCCCCGGTAGATACGGGAGCATTCAGGGCAAGCCTGTACGTCAACGGCCCCAACGACGAAAGCGACTACGGCGAGCGTACGGCTGCGGCTATTGAGCTTCGCCCCAACGCTCGCATTGTGCCTGAACTCAAGGCGGCGAGCCTGGACCCGCAGGTAGACAGGCTACGGGACCGGCTCGGGCGGTTCTCTTTGCCAGAGGCTGTGATTAGCTCATCGGTTGAGTACAGCCTGTATCTGGAAGAGGGAACGGTCCACTCTTCGCCACGTCCAACACTTCGCCCGGCCGCCCTGGTAGCCGAGCAGCGTTTCAAAGCCCTGATGGCTGAGGTTGCAGACTAGGCGCGGGTATGACTGCCGAATTGGTGCGCGTCGAGCAGTGGATGTATCAGGCACTGGCTGCCGACGCGACGATTACAAGCATCGTTGGCAACCGTATCTACTCTGAGGCGGCACCACAGGGGTCGACGTTTCCTCTTGTCCTGTTCGCCCACATCGGCAATGTCGACGTGGTGCGAGCCATGAATAACGGGCGGATGGCGAAAAACATCATGCTCGTACGGGTGATCGGGACGGGCACGTCTACCGGGGGGAACATCAAGACAGTAGCTGACAGATTTGACCCTGTGCTGCTCAAGGAAAACATCACTATCGATGGCGTAAGAATCGCTTACGTCCAGCATGACCAACACGCTATCCGCAAAGACAATGAGAACGGTGTTCCTATGGTGTACGTCGGATCGTACTACCTTGTTTTCTCTCAACCAGCCTGACGGGAGGTAGCCGGCAATGGCTTTCAATCATGGTAATGTCGCCAATTTCACGCTCGGTGCGAACGATCTCAGCGACTACGTGACCAGTGCGTCATTCGACGGGACGCGCGAAATCAGAGACGTGCGGCCGATTGGGAGTAATCCCGTCTCGCGCGTGGTCGGGCCGTACATGGCGACGATCAACCTTGAAGGCGCGTACGATCCGGCGGTTGACGCCATTCTCGCGCCTATCTTCCTGGCGTCCACGCCAACAGCGTCCACGTTCGATTTCGAGCCGGCTGGTGCTGCCCTGCGGTCATTCACCGGTAGCGCACTGCTGGCGACCTACCGGGTGGATGCTACCGGCTCTGACGTGGCGACGTGGCGTGCTACGTTGGCTGTTGTCGGAACGGTCGCCAACGCGTAGCCAGAACCAAAAACGGAGGGCAATTCATGTCTGAAAACCACATGCTTACCGCTGACGAGATACTCGCGGCTGACGATATTGAGGAAAAGGTGATTGACGTTCCCGAGTGGAATGGTCAGGTCACCATTCGCGCCCTGAACCTGCGGCAGATTGCGAACATCGCTCAGAAGAGCATCAAGCGAAATGCCGCCGGTCAGGACGAGACAAGCCGCGAAGTCTCGGTGATCATGACGCTGGCTGAGGGGATGATTGATCCCAAGCTCACGCCAGATCAGGCAAAGAAGATGGCGACAAAGTCGGCCTCTGCCGTGACGCGCATCGTGCAGGCAATCAACGCGCTCGGCCCAACACAGGCGGCTGTAGAAGATGCCGACAAAAGTGTTTGGGACGAATCCGACGCTCCAATTCCAATTCGCTTTAGCCCGGGAATTGGGGATGACGTGGGGCAAGCTCGTAACGGAGATGGGTAGCCGCGAGTTCACGTATTGGATGGCGTTCTACAAGCGCGAAAACCGCGAACAGGCGCGGGCGCGCGAGCAGGCCACAGACAACGCATTAGCCGCCGATATGGCGCGCGGATTAGCAGGGAGACACAGGGGATAGTTTGTGCCATCCATTGCTGATCTGTTTATCACTGTTTCAAGCGACGTTACCGGTGCCATTGGCGGTCTGACTGCCGTTGACCAGAAGATCAACGGGTTAGACCCGGCCATGAAAAATGCGACCGCTGCGGCCCTGCCGCTCGCGGCTGCTGCCGGTGCTATTGGCGCGGGGTTCCTCAGCGCCATAGACGAAGCTGCGACGTTTGAGGCACAGATCAGCGGCATCAAGGCGGTCCTGTCGCCAGACGAGATCGTTGTATACGGTGACGCCATTGAAGACCTAGCCCTACGGCTAGGGCGAGATACCACGTTCTCAGCACAGGAAGCGGCCAAGGCTATTGAGGAATTGGTCAAGGCTGGCGTCCCTATCGAGACGGTCCTGGGCGGCGGCGCAAAGGCTGCTACCGATCTGGCGGCAGCTACGGGCTTTGATCTGGCGCGCTCGGCTGAGTTTGCGGCGACAGCACTCAACACGTTTCACGTTCCGGCGGAAGACCTTGACCGGGTAGTCAATCATCTGTCAGGCACGGTCAACGCGTCTTCGGCCGACATGAACGGCCTACAGTTTGCGTTTCAGGCTGTCGGGCCGGTCGCCGCGACGTTAGGCATCAGCTTCTACGATACAGCTACAGCACTCGGTATCTTCGCTGATAACGGGCTGAAAGGCTCGGATGCTGGCACATCGCTAAAGACGATGTTGCTCAACCTGCAACCGACGACAAAGGCGCAGGTTGGTGCGTTCCAAGAGCTAGGGCTGTACACAACCGATACCGAAAAGGGGATGGCAATCCTCACAGAGCGGCTGTCTCAAACGGAAGCCGGCCAAAAGGTGCTGACAAAGGCACAGTCTGATGGCGTTGTGTCGTTTGAAGAGCTATTCAAAGCGGCCAATGCTCTCAACCCTGCTCTTGTTGACGGGGCGAAAGACTCGGATACGTTCGCGCGGTCTATGGGCCTCACGTCTAATGCATTCTTTGACGCCAACGGGAACGCGAAGCCGCTCAACGAAATCTTCGGCATTCTCAAAGAGTCGACCACGGGGCTTACCGCCCAACAGAAGCTGCTGGCACTCGAAACGGCGTTTGGTGCTGATGCGGTACGCGCGGCGGCTATCGCGGCTGACGTGGGCGCAGAGGGCTTTGACGAGCTAACAGCGGCCATCAGCAAGATTGACGCTGACGACGCGGCGCGTACGCGGCTTGACAACCTGAAAGGCGCACAGGAGCAGCTAAACGGTTCCTGGGAGACGGTACAGATAACCATCGGTCAGCTACTGCTACCTGCCGTGCGGGCGCTCGTAGAGGGCCTGACAGGGCTTCTGAACGGCTTCCTGACACTGGACCCGGGCGTGCAGGGCTTCATTGTGGCCGCACTAGGCGTCGCTGGCGCTGTCGCAGGCATCGTGGCGGCTATGGTGCTGCTGGCACCGCTCTGGGGCGCTGTGACGGCGGGATTCGGCCTCATCGTGGCGGCTGCATCGCCGGTGATCCTGCCGATCCTGGCAATTGTCGCGGCCATCGCGGCACTCAAGCTGGCCTGGGATACCGACTTCGCCGGGATTCAGGGCGTTACGGCTGAGGTATGGACAGCCATACAGCCGCTCTTTGAGAACATCGCCGGCCTGTTCTCGCGTGTGATGGAGATGCTCGGGCCATTCGTGGCTGCGTTTCAGGGCGAGCTACCGGGTGCGATGGCAGCATTCAGCAATGCGGTTGCTCCGCTGCTGGCGCAGCTACCCAACCTGATACGTCTGATCGGGGACTTCTGGAACGCCGTCAGCGCCATCATTCAGCTACTTGCGGCTGGTGATTTCTCGGGCGCATGGGACATGCTTGTATCGTCGGTTGCGAGTGCTGGCGACCGCATCGGACCTGCTCTTGAAAACATAGGGCGGGCCATTGGCGACTGGTTAGCGAATGCCATCCCGGCAATCATTGCCGCCGCTCCCGACGTGTGGAAAGCCTTTATAGATCAGGCGTGGGAGCTTGGCACCCGCATAGGCGAAGCGTTCGGCAACCTGTTGCAATTCATTGGCGATCAGCTAGGCGCGGCTATTCCCAACCTGATCTCGGCACTTCCCGATCCGTGGGAACCGTTTGTGCGCGGGGCCTGGGAAATCGGCACGCGCATAGCAGAAGCCTTTGGCAATTTCATGGCGTTTATCGGTCAGACAATCGCGGCCATCCCGGCCCTGATTGAGGGTATCGGTGATTTCTTTGGGCCGCTCATAGCCGCAGCCTGGGCCATTGGAACCCGCATCGCTGAGGCGTTCGGGAACTTCCTGGGCTTCATTGGCGAGCAGCTAGCCGGCATCCCCGACATGATTACCGGGCTAGGGGACTTCTTTGGGCCGCTGATAGCTGCGGCGTGGGAGATCGGTCAGCGGATAGCCGAGGCGTTTGAGAACTTCATCAATTTCATAGGCGGTGCCATCGGCGGCATCCCTGGCCTGATTGAGGGCCTGGGGGATATCTTCGGGCCTCTTGTGGCTGCGGCCTGGGCTGTGGGCCAGCCGGTCGCTGATGCCATCATGAACGTGGTTGGCTTTATCGGCAACGCGATAGCGGGCATCCCTGCGTTTCTGGAAAGCCTGGGCGACCCGTTCCAATGGCTGGTGACAGCGGCACAGGCCCTGTACGGCAACATCGCGGCGGCTATCGAACCCATCAAGGATTTGCTCGCCAACACGTTCGGGAACTTCTGGCAATGGCTGACAGGCGCAACAGCCCTACCGGAAGCACCGGCGGGTGGTGGCACAGGCGGCACCGGGGGAGTGCCTACAACCGCGCCTACAGGGCCTCTGATCAGCATTGGCACGATGGTAGTGTCGAGCGAATCGGATGCACAGGCGTTCCTACAGTTAGTCGCAGACGCGGTCCTGGCGAGTGCTCGACGGGTAACACCGCCGCTCAGCGGCGCGAACCCGGCCCTGTAAGACGTGAGGTTGTAATGGCAAGCCACTTCACAACGGTTGACAGAACCCTCACGTTCGTAGCCTCTACGGATGGGTGGTCTGAGGCGCGCCAGTCTGACGTGAACGTGATGGGCTACCCTGGCAGCGACAACATCGCTGTGAGCATCTCTGGCGCACGCGAGACACGCCGTACGTTCAAGGCGGTTCTGGCGTCCCTGGCTGACTACCGTCTGCTGGCGGATATGTCGGCTAAGGCGGGCTGGCTGTACGTCGAGAATTGGGACGCGGCAGAGGTTCGCGCGGTCCTCACGCGCGTAGCGCCCGACCCCATATGGCTGTCGGGTGAGGTTACCTGCACGGCACAATTCATTCTGTACTGATGCCTGCTGTCTCGACGGTCTACACGCCGTACGTGGCGGCAACCCTGAACGGTTCGCCTATCGATGGCGTGCGGCGTGCTCGCGTCGTTTCGTCGTTTACCGATCCGGTGACCAAAATCTACGCCACGGTCTACCCGCGTATCGCGTGGGCTGAGGGCGACACGATTGCGGTCACAACCGGCAGCGGCAGCAACAACGTCCTGTCGGGTACGGCACAGATTTACGCGGGCAAATCGTCCAACACCGGGCCAGAATTCAACCTCACGGCGTACGGGCGGCTGTATCTGGCCCAACGCTACACCAACAATATCCCCAACGGCATCACGCTCGACGCGCTCCTGGGCGGCCCTGCAACCGACGAAGACATAGCGATGGCTGTGCTCGACGTGGTCGGCATCCCGTACGATCCTGGGGACATTGGCGGCACAGGTATCGTGCGTGGTGCCCTGGCCCCGGATGCCTATACCTGGCGGCAGGGCGAGTCGGCCTTGGCCTATCTGGTCAGGCTCTCGAAAGCCAGCCTTGGCTACCGGATGATTGAGCGGATCAATGGTGATATTGCTCGCGTACAGGTAGTTGGTCGACCAACGCTAACACCCGAATTCACCATGACAGAGGGCGTTGATATCTTCCCGGGCGCGAGCACGGACTACGATACGCTCGGCAAGTACACAGTAGTAGAAGTCAACGGCTTTGACTTTGGCGATGGCGATGGGCCTGTGAGCTACAAGCTGCCGGACCCGTCACCGGCAGGCGTGCAGGCGTACGTTTACCCAAGCGAGATGATCGAACGTGCGTCGGAACTCGACGCGGGTGGTGGCATCTCGGCACAGAACGTAGCTGTGAACTTTGTTGAGCCGGAAGTCAATCGCGTCATTGTGCGTGTGAATGGCGTCAAGACTCCGCGTGACGATCTCTTTAGCCCGGGGCAAACGCATCAGATAACGTCAGAACGGCTGGACCTGAACGAAGCTCTCTTGTGGCTGTACTCGGTAACGCGCGAAGTCGACGACAAATGGTTTACACAGACGCTGGACTACGCAGGAACGTCGTTGGTCCCTGGCAGCTACGAACCGCCGCAAGACTTCACGTTTCCAGTGGGCCAGCAATACTACATTCTGCCCACGCCAGCCTACAGGCGTATGCGAGCCTACATCGGCCTGGACGGGGGCTACACAGGGCCTCCTGATGGTGGTGACGCGCCGGTGGGCACGCAGTCAACCGCACTGCCTAGGCCGCCCAAGCGGGCGCGCGACTACAGCTACGAGCAGCCGTCAAGCAACGTCAGAAGCCCATAGATGCCGTACGAGACTGATTTCGATACCGCGTTTACGATCCTGCTCGGCAAGGCGCAGGGAATCATCGCGCCCACGCCGACCCCGGTTCCCCCGGTTGTTACTGCTCCAACCGGGACCGTTACGGCCTACACCATCAACTTCCTGTTTGGTGGTGGCAGCGCGGCGCTCACGGCTGGCGGGCAGAATCCACTGCTAGCCGAGGTGCCTGACGCGGGCGAAATCGTGTGGGCACATCTGTATGCGGGCACCGGCACCGGGGCGGCGTCCAGCGTGTCGGCAACCGTCGAGCTTTATCGCACGTTTGGAACCCTCACGACGATCTATGGTGGCGGCACCAAGCCCACGCTCTCGTCGCAATCATCAGCGAATATGAGCCTCAGCGGGTGGTTCACGCATCTGGACGCAGGCGAGCAAGTGATAGCCGATCTGGCAACGTTCAGCGGTACCGCGTCCTGGCTCGCTCTTGTGCTGCGAATACGGCGGGATACGGCGTAGATGCCGGCTGCTGGCGACTATCTCGCGTATGGGTTTACAGCGGCAGTAGATCACACGGCGTCTAGCAGCGGCCTATACGAAACGATCATTGGTTCTTGGCCGCCGTTTCCTGACATATCGCCCGACCCGCTTGCCGCGTTTACCATCATGTTCGATCTGCATACTCCCGATACTGAGTTCCCCAACGTATTCGACCTTGAGCCGACGCTAGTCTTTGTGGTTGGTGGTCAGGATCAGGCGTGCGATCCGTTTTCTAATGCCGTTACTTCCACGGCACATGGTCACGTAGAAGACTTCATTGGTCGCGGTATAGCGGCAGACCGTGTACAGGTGAACCCTGCGGTGGTAACTGGTCGCTTTGCGGATGGCGGTAGCGTGCGCTATGTGCACAATCTGAGTGCAGGGTGGCGCGTAGAAGCGACGATTGCTGTGGCATTCCTGTATGACTTAGAGCCTGTGCCGAATCAATGGCTGCCCCTGGTGTTTCCTGTTGGTACTGGTAGCGCGCAGGGATCGGGCGGCAACCCGCAGCTTGTCCTGCGGAGCGATACCTTGTCGCTCGACTGGATGAATATGGTATATCTCGGCTACAACACTGGTGATGCTACCAACGCGCCAACGGTGGATTGGGGGAATTGGCATAGCCTGATTGAACGTGCCGATGGTCCCCGACGTGCAGGGGTTGGAATCTGGCGACCGGGCGACCCGTTCAATACCACCCTTACGCCTAATACAACGCCGGATTTCACGGAACCATACGATTCCCTGCTAGCGGGCGGATTGACGGTACTGAACTTTGGCCCTGCATCGGTCAACCCGCCGGGCCGCGTGATGGTGGTGGGATGATCACCAAACGCAGCCGCGAAGGTTACCTGCTGATCGACAACCGCGCGTCGGGCGGGGAGTTGGTCGAGCTACCGACCATCACCTGCGTGCACTGCAACTGTGTTGTGGTGCTGAACCAACAGCGTACGCGACCACGCGGGCATTGCTGGAAGTGTGACGCCTATGTGTGCGACAAGCCCGGCTGTAACGCCGAGTGCAACCCCATCGTGCAAAGCGTCGAGCTTGCACTAAAGTATCCCGACAGTAACCAGCCGTTTTTACTACGCGGCGAGCAGGGCGAAATCCTGTTTGATCCACAGCTTAGAGATAACGAGAGGACTTACTAGATGGCCCAATACACTGCGGCTGCGAATGGCTGGACACCGGTTGCTCACGCTGACGGTGCATCCGCTCTTGCCAACGCTTCGTATCAAGCGGTACGGACAACAACCGCGTCTACGATACGCGTCACTGAGGCGTTTGTCGGCGGCGAGGCTACGTCAAGCACGGTCAACCGCATGTCGCTGAGGCGTCTGTCAACCAACGCGACCACGCCAACCGACGTTGCGCCAGCCCCGCTCAGCCCGCTTTCTGCTCCGTCTCTCTCGCAGGGCTACGTGGCGTCTGCGACAGGGCCTACGGTTGCCAGTACGGGCCATCTTCTGAACCTGGCGATGAATGCTTTTGGCGGCGTCATTCGGTGGGTTGCCGCGCCGGGGCAGGAAATCTACGCGACTGCTCAGACCGCGCCAAATGGTCAGCTTGTGCTGGATTCCATCAGCGGCACAGGCATCGTGTCAACGCATCTGATCTTTGAAGAGATGTAGTACGGGAGGAAACGAGTGCGTTACTTACCCGCAGTGGTAACGGCACTTGCGGCAGTGGTCCTTGTGGTCGCTCCGCTCGCAGCTAACCAGCAGCAATTCACGCTCGTACCGGGCGACACGCTTACCGTCGACTGCTCTACCACGCTCACGGGCACCGTAGGCGCGTCGCAGGCGTCCCTGGCGTGCGAAGCCGCAGCGACGGCTGTCCCGACAGCTACGAGCGTTCCTGCTACGCCTACAGCCTTGCCAGCTACGCCTACGAGCGTTCCGGCGAACGTAGGCCGCTGTGGCGAGTCAAATGACGTGTGGCATCCGCCGGTGATCGGTTCCTGTTTCGCGCAGCATGAACACGGTGACGCACCGCCCGCATGGGTTGCGACCAGCGGCCATCCGGCGATGTTCACGCATGATGGCAACACGCCTAACGAGAACGTCTTGAAGCATACGAGCTTCAAGGGCTACGCAACGCGGTTCAACAATCAGGACGTGTACGTGGTCATGCACTTGGACACCAACCCGAGCGGCCATAGCTCGCGCTTCCATAGCGTGCAGGTATGGATCAAAGACACGAGCGGTGCTATCTCGCACTTTGACCAGTGGCTAGAGTTTGGGGATGGCAACAACACCGGGCCTACAGTGCGGCGCTTCGGCTGCGAAGATACCGACAGCCCGCGTCCTGTGTTCGCGGTCAACGCTCGCGCTTGCAACACGCCCTTGCGGTTTGAGAATTGGTACGCGCGGCCGGCGGGCTTCAATGGGAATGCGCCGTGGATGGTTGACTTCGGATTCAACACGGCTGCTAACTATTGGGCCGGTGGCGACCCGGCTGTGCCTGCTACCTGGGACGCGACCGGCGGCGGTAGCGAGAACGACAACCGCCGCGTCGAGATGGCATGGTATGCCAACAGGAGCGGCCAGCGCGGCAGCTTCTACGCAACACAATTCGGGGAGGTTGTGACCGGCCCGAGTGATCCCAAGTGCAGCCAATCGCGCACGCTCGGCGCAAAAACCTACGCGAACCTGTGTATCCATCAGACCATTCAACCGACGATGCAAACGATCCAATTCCCCGGGAATGCCTACCAAAAGGTGTACCCATCACAGGGCGTAATCAACCCTAACTAACTGGAGTGTGTTCGCTCATGGCTGACAAAGACGCTGTAGCCGCCGCTTATCGCACGATCAA